CTGCGATGCAGAAAATCTGTAGGAAGACAGCGAGGGGCGAGCGCATCACTCCAAGACTGTCTGTGCTTGGACTCTATCTCAAATCTCACTCACGCATGACGTAGCACCCCGCAGTGGAGGGCTCACCTCGCATGTAAGCAGTCAGCCACGCTGGCAAGCCAGCAGCTCGCTCTGCCGTGAGCGCAACACCACGGTGGTGCTAGCCTACAGTGAGAAGACAAGAAATGGATGTCCAAGCAGTCTACGCGCGACTGTACGGTGCTCGCGCGAACACCTTCCTGACACGCGGTCGCAAGGGTCAAGGGACGTACGCGATGGCAGGCACACTCGACGCCCTTGCTGCGGTGTTGGTCAGTGCGGTGATTGCGGCGTGACCAGCCTGCATGGCATAAGTCTCTGCAATCGCTCCTGCTCTACCGAGCAGGCTGTCACCAACACGCTTCGCAGCTGCAACTGCGCTATGCCATACACCTGGTGGCGTGGCGTCATGTTGCTTCTGCGTGGCTCGCAAAAGGACGTTGTTGGGATGCCGTGTGCACCACTCTTGGCCCACTGTTACCCTGTAGTTGACCTCAGCCCCTGCAGCACCACACTTAGGCACGTAGACGACGATCGGCTCGAGTGCCTTGGAGATGGGCAGGTTCCCAATGTTCGTGCTTACGGCTGGGACAGCGAAGTCGTACCACTGCTTGTAAGCCACAGTCTCTGAAACGGTAGCGTGCAAAGTCAGCGGGTTCGATACGAGGGAAGCTGCTGGCACACTCTGCAACAAGCCAGTGGATATCGCAGGCTCCACCCACGACGCTAGCAAGTCCGAAGAATCTGCGGTCTCTGAGTGGTACGAATACGTCTCCAACGTTGGCACCCTGCCAATGTATGCAGCGCCAGGTGGCAGTAGGCCGTTGTTCATCCCAAGACACTCCACCTTTGCAGACAAATTGTGAAGTCTGCCTCGTGTAGAGTAAAGCTGCGGAGTCGTGCCGTGCGCTGGTGCGCCAATGACAGCTGACCGCAGTGACTTGAGGTACGGAAGAGTAGAAGTGTGCACCGAATCGGCGGCATAGAGTATCGCGAGGTAATCTGTCATGGGGCCGACAGGTCCCTGCAGTACTTGCCCTCCGAACGACTCAGCCGTGTTGTACATCCGCGGTGCGATAACCAACACCTTGTCTTGCAGGTGCGACGATTCGAACTCGATGATGCCCACCAGATTGGTAACTGTGTAGGGCGCTGTCGTCTCGTCGAATGGCAAGTGGCGAGGCACGAATGCGTTGAAGGCATGCGTCAGCTGATCAGTGGGTGATCTGGGGCTTGG